AATCAGGAGGTATTGGGGGAGGGAAACAGCCGAAAACCTGTGTTTGGGTTTCGGTTGTCGGAGGGAAGGCTTTTTTGCAAAGGTCTCTAACCGACCTGTACAAAATAGAAAGCCAAAAGAAATGAACGATAAAGCCCGCAGGGAAGGGATGCGCTGGCATCTGATTAACACCCTGAACAAAGCCCGGCCGTACACCTCCAGCGAATTGTTTCTGTTGGACGTGATGCGCGGCATTTATCCCGATGCCACCGCATTGGAGCTGCGCCAGCAGCTCGAATACCTGAGCGACCGCCGCCTGATCGATCTGACCAAGCAGCCTGCCGGCATGTGGTTTGCCGACCTGACCCGGCTCGGTGTGGACTTGGCCGAATACACCATCGACTGCCAGCCCGGCATCGCCCGACCGGACAAATACTGGGAGGGTTGATGATGGCGAAACGCAGCACATTGGCCACCCTGCCGGAAGACATCCGCCACGCCTTCGAGCGCAAGTTGGCCGAAAACGGCTTTGCCAACTATACCGAGCTGACCCAATGGCTGCATGAGCAAGGTTACGAAGTCAGCCGTTCCGCCGTGCACCGTTACGGACAGCAGGTGGAGCGGCGTTATGCCAGCATCAAAGCCAGCACCGAAGCCGCGCGACTGATTGCCGAAGGCGCAACCGATGAAGGCGATACCCGTAGCGAAGCATTGGTTGCAATGGTGCAGTCCGAATTATTTGAAGCCATGTTGGAAATTGGTGAAATGGAAGACTTATCGGCTGTAGACAGGTTTAGCATGGTTGCGAAAGCGGCCAAAAATATCGCGACTCTAACATCAGCCAGCACACGCCTGAAAGAGTATCAGGCCAAGGTCAAAGCCAAAGTACAGGCCGCTGCAGAAGACGTGGCCAAGCAGGCCAAGAAAGGCGGCTTGTCGGAAGAATCGGTCGAGGCCATCCGCAAGCATATTTTAGGGATTGCATCATGACGCCGTCTGAAATCCGAAATACCCGCCCATCAGAAGAACGTACCCCTACGGTCTTATTACCGTATCAGCAGGCATGGTGCGCCGACCAGTCGCCCGTGAAACTATGCGAAAAATCACGCCGTATCGGTTTGAGCTGGGGAGAAGCTGCCGATACCGCCTTGCTGGCCGCATCCGCTAAAGGCATGGACGCATGGTACATCGGCTATAACAAAGACATGGCCTTGGAGTTTATCCGCGACTGTGCAGGCTGGGCGAAGCATTATCAGCTGGCGGCAGGCGAAATCGAAGAAACCGAGGAAGTGTTTGTCGAAGGCGACGACCGCCAGGCCGTGTTAGCCTTCGTTATCCGTTTCGCGTCCGGCTGGCGCGTTACCGCCTTATCCAGCCGCCCCTCAAACCTTCGCGGTAAGCAGGGGCGCGTCATCATTGACGAGGCGGCGTTCCACGAGCAGCTCGGCGAGCTGCTCAAAGCGGCAATGGCATTGCTGATGTGGGGCGGTCAGGTACACATCATCTCTACCCATGACGGTGTGGATAATCCGTTCAACGAGCTGATTACCGACATTCGTGCGGGCAAAAAGCCGTACTCCATCCACCGTATTACTTTCGACGAGGCCGTTTCAGACGGCCTCTACCGCCGCATCTGCCTTCGCTTGGGCAAAGAGTGGACGGCAGACGGCGAAGCCGCGTGGTGCAAGGAAATCCGTGATTTCTACGGCGAAGATGCCAGCGAAGAGTTGGACTGTATCCCCAAAAACGGCGGCGGTAAATGGCTCAACCGAGCCTTGATTGAGAGCCGTATGAGTCCTTATACGCCGGTTATCAGATACGACCAAAGCGATGAGTTCGGCCTTTTGCCCGAGCCGCGCCGCGCGGCCGAAGTGGCGGACTGGCTGGCCAACATCCTGCAACCGCTGCTTGACGGTTTGGATAAAACCCGCACCAGCTTTGTCGGCGAAGACTTTGCCCGCAGCGGCGACCGCACCGTTATCGTCCCCTTGTTGCAACAGCCAAACCTAGCCCTGAAGCCGCCCTTTGTATTGGAACTGGGCAATATGCCCTTCGCCCAGCAGGAGCAGATTATGAAGCACCTGCTGCACGGCCTGCCCAATCTACGCGGCGTGGCATTGGATGCGCGCGGCAACGGCCAATCCATTGCCGAAGCCATGCGCGACGAATTCGGCGCGGAGGTATGCGAGGCGGTCATGCTGTCCGAAAACTGGTACCGCACCCATACCGCCCCGTTCAAAGCCGCCCTCGAAGACGGCACGCTGACCGACCTCCCGCGCGACGAAGACATCCTGACCGACCTGCGCGCCTTCGAACTGGTCAAAGGCGTGCCGCGTATTCCCGACACCCGCACCAAAGGGGCGGACGGCAAAAAACGCCACGGCGACGCGGCGATTGCCTTTATCTTGGCACACTACGCCAGCCGCGAACTGAACACCGGCCCGGTACGGGTCAGTAGCAGGAAGTCCCCCCGTCGTAGTCCATTCACGAAAGGCTATTAGCATGCCCAAATATCGAAGAAATAATGAATTTACACGCTCTCATCTCGCTATTGTTGGGTTGAAACATTTACATAAACAACCGATGACTGCTGATGAGTTAGCTAAACGGATGAATGTATCCCGTATGAGTGCTTTTCGTATTTGCAAGTATTTATACGAAAGGAAGTTAATTGACGTTTACCGATACCGCCTATTGGGTAACGTAAAACAACGCCTGTGGGCATCAGTTGAATATCTTCAGGAACAGAGTTTACCGGTTGGGTTGAAATATCATCGTAAACCGCGTGCTAAATGTTGCAGCGATTTCCGTAAACGACACGCTATACGTAAAAACCCATGGCTTAGCCTCATCGGATAATAGCTATGTATTTCTTAGAAGAGGCCAAATACATTCCTATCCCTGATGGCGGCAATCTATGTATTTGTGTCAGTACAGATATGCGGGTGGATTTTTGTTCATTGATGGTCAGCAATATCCCTGATATGGGGTTGCTTGGTTCAGGTACGCAATGCTTCCCTTTTTATCTATATGAGAGCACCCAAGATGAAGAAGGAACACAGAAAGATTTATTCACATGAAAGAATTGTTGCAGGAAAAGCTAAGTAAGAGACAGATTATTGTAGAGGAACTGGTTACGGGTAAACGACGAGATTTCAATGGACTTAGCTATGCTTGGCAGCTTGGTTATATCGAAGCTATTGCTGATATGGCTGAACACATCGGGGAAGTAGGAATCGCATATGCTGCAGACCTGCTGACCAACCGTGCCGAGTTTAAAAGGATACAACGTGGATTAAAACATGAAAACCATTTACCTGAAACGCAATGCCATCACTCATCAGGCACAGACCCACTTCCAGCTGGCCTATCCAGCCGAAAACGTTAGTAAAGAAGATATTTTCTACTATATTTACGGTTTGTTCCATAGTAGGGATTATCGCGAAAAATACCGGAATAATCTTGGTAAGCAGCTACCACGTATTCCACGTGTGGCTGATTATATTGACTTTATTGCTTTCCGTGATGCCGGTATCGCACTGGCTAAACTCCACCTGTTCTATGACCAGGTATCACTTTATCCAAATTGTGTATTGGAGGCTCCTGAACCGTTGGAAATTACTACCCAGCATGTTATCGGTGGACATGATGAGTGGTTTTATGTGGAGCAGATGCGGATTGATAGAAAATCGGAAGGTCGTATTGTCAAATATAACGAATACATCACTATCCACAATATTCCTCTGCGAGCATGGGAATACCATTTAGGTGGTGCTTCCGCACTGGCACATATTATGAAACGGCAGGCGCTAACTACCGACAAACGTTCTGGTATTACCAATAATGCTAATGATTGGGCTGTTGGTATACAGAACCAACGCTACCCATTAGAACTGTTTTTAAAAGTTATTACTGTCAGCCTGCGGACATTAGAAATACAGGACAAATTACCTAGGTTGAATTTTGCCACGTTGAGTTAACCATCTGAGTATCATTATGACCATCGTCAAACCCCACTTCAAACTCAAAACCGCCAACGGCGCGGTTACCCTCAAACCCGCCGACCTGACCGCCCACCTCGCCGTTGCCCAACGCTTTTGGGGCATCGGCGGCTTCGGCGGCTATCTGCCCAATCCCGACCCCGTGTTGAAAAAGCTCGGACGCGACATCTCGGTTTACCGCGAGCTGCTGTCCGACCCGATTGTCGCCGGCCATGTGCGCCGCCGGAAGTCGGCGGTGGCCGGTATGGAATGGCGCATTGAAGCCAACGGTGCGCCTGACACGGTCTGCGACACCATTGCCGAGCTGTTCTCCGGTTTTGACCTGTACCGCCTGATCAACCAAATCCTAGATGCCACCCTGTACGGCTATCAGCCCTTGGAAATCATCTGGCAGCGGGGCAGCCTGTGGCTGCCGTCCGAAATCGTGGCCAAGCCGCAGGAGTGGTTTCAGTTCGACCAAGACGGGCAGCTGCGCTTCCGCCTTTCAGGCAGCCTGAATGACGAACCGGTACCGGCCTTCAAATTCCTGTGCCCGACCCACAATGCCAGCTACATCAACCCCTACGGTATCGGCGATTTATCCTGCATTTACTGGCCGACCATCTTCAAACGCGGCGGCCTGAAATTCTGGGCGGAGTTCAGCGAAAAATTCGGCGCACCGTGGATCATCGGCCGCGAGCCGCGCAGCAATACCGACCAAGACACCGACCGCCTGCTGGATGCGCTGGAACAGCTAATCGGCAACTCGGTGGCCACCATCCCCGACGACTCCAGCGTCGAAATCAAAGAGGCGGCAGGCAAGCAGGGCAGTGCCGATGTGTACGATCGATTTATCCGCTACTGCCGCTCCGAAATCGCCATTGCGCTGCTCGGCCAAGACCAGACCACCGAAAAAGACAGCACCCACGCCAGCGCCACCGCCGGTTTGGAGGTAACCAAGGATATTCGGGACAACGACTGCCGCATCGTCGAAGGCTGCCTGAACCAGCTCATCGACTGGATCTGCGATTTCAACTTTGCTGCCGACACCCCGCGCCCGCAGTTTGTTTTGTACACCGAAGAAGCAGGCGACAAGACCTTGGCCGAACGCGACCAAATCCTGACCGGCTGCGGTGTCCGATTATCCGAAAGCTACTGGAAACGCGCCTACAACCTGAGCGACGACGATATCGTTCAGGTAGCCTCTCCGCCAAATGCGACGCCGGCGTCACATTTGGCCGACTTCGCCGAACACCGGCCGGCTGCTGATGCCGGCTTGGTCATCGACACCCTCGCCCCTCTTTCAGGCAGCCTCAATGCACAGGGGCAGGCATTAACCGATATCTTGATTGGCAGCCTGAAACAGGGGGCAGTCACGCCCGAAGCGGTACTGGACAGGCTGACCGCCGCTTATCCGAATATGGATGATGCCGCGCTTCAAGAGGAATTGGCACGCTTAATCTTCCTGGCCGAACTGGTCGGCAGGGTGGAAGCCGCGCAGGAGCTTAAAGCATGAATCCCGAAGACATCAAAGCCGTCTTCGGCATGCAGCCCGAAGCCGCCGTGGCCTATCTGCAGCAGAAAGGCATCAATGTATCGTGGGACTGGCAGGACATGCTGGACGATGCCCATGCCACCGCCTTCACCGTAGCCAAAACCGCCGGCATGGATGTGGTTTCGGATATCTATGCCGCCGTGGTCAAAGCCGCCGAAAACGGACAGACCTTGGAACAGTTCAGCGAGCAGCTGACACCGGTGCTACAGGCCAAAGGCTGGTGGGGCAGGCAGGACGTGCCGCACCCGGACACGGGCGAAATCCAAACCGTGCGCCTGGGCAGCCCGCACCGCCTGAAAACCATCTACCTGACCAATATGCAGTCGGCCTATATGGCCGGGCGTTATGCCGAGATGATGGATGCCGTGGATACCCACCCTTACTGGGAATATGTGGCAGTCAACGACGAGCGCACCCGCGAGACCCACCGCCTGCTGCACGGCAGCGTTTATGCCGCCGACGACCCGGTGTGGGACAGCCTGTATCCGCCCTTGGATTACCGCTGCCGCTGCCGGGTTCGACCCTTATCGCGCAGCCGTGGGGCAGACCGGGTAAAACCCAACCCGCAGCTGGAAACCCAAACTGTGGACATCGGTGTCAACCAATACACCGGCGAAGAACGCCATGCCCAGCGTACCGGCATCCGCATCAACGGCAAATTCGTCGCCCCCAATGCCGGCTTCAATGCCAACCAAGGCAAAGCCATGCTCTCTCGCATGGCTTCGGTGGCGGTGGATAAGGCGCAGGCCGCCCATCCCGATATTGCCCGTGTGGCGCTGCGGCAGATGATGGGCAACGAGCGTTTCAAATCCTCGCTCAATGCCGCCCAGCTGGCTTGGGTGCTGCAACTGTTGAGAGGTTGATACGATGTATTTGGATTGGAATCCCGATAACCAATACGACGGCGATATTCAAGTCGATTTTAATCGCGACTTTAGTTCCGTCTTGTTGAGGTATAACGGTCTGACCGCCCGTTTGGATGGACACCAGGCATTCGTGCTCATGAAGGGGTTGGCTGAGCTGCTGAACTATGATTTGATTGGGTGCGAACTTGAGGAGAAAGGCAATGCTTGAAATCAGCCTGGACGACAGCGACCTGCAACGCGGCCTCGGGCAGCTGTTGCGCAATGCCCGCCACCCGCGCCTGATGATGCGGGCCATTGCCGCCGAACTGCTCAGCATCACGGAAGACAACTTCGAGAATGAAAACTGGGGAGGACAAATACCGTGGAAGCCGACTCATCGCGGCGGCAAAATCCTGCAAAAGAGCGGGCAACTGGCCGCCAGTATTCACACTGCCTCCGGCAGCAACTTCGCCCGCATCGGCACCAACAAACCCTACGCCGCCATCCACCAGTTCGGCGGTACAATAGAAGCAAAGAGTAAACCCTATCTGATGATTCCTGTTCCCGGAGGTGGATTCAGGAGAAAGGCTAAAGTTACCATTCCAGCCCGTCCCTACCTGCCGATAAGCAAAGGCGGTACACTTCAGGCTGGTGCCGAATCCCGCCTGTTGGATGTCGCCCTCGATGCCTTGGCAAAAGGTGTCCGCAAATAAAAAAGCGGGCAACTTCGCCCGCTCCGTTTTGTTGCACTCAGTGCAACGTTGTTACAAATTTCCCATCCCCCATCATCCATCCTCATCCAACTTAATCCCATTTATCTCACAGACCCCTTATATTTATCTCACTGGGTTTCAGCATCCTGCAAACGCGGTATCAACAGAGGCAAAGCCTGTTGCAACGCCTCCGTCCCCTCCTGCGCCACATCTTCCAACCAGTTTTGCAGCCTGATACCCAAATCAGCGGCTTCATGGTAATCATAATCGGGTTCGGGAAAAGATTCGGGAGAGCTGCTGACGATACGGATTGCCGCCCTGTTTAGGCTGCTGCGCGTCAAGCTCTGCCGACTGGTTATCCTGAGTTTGCTCGCGCACCGCATACCACAACGCCGCCATATGCTTGCACGCCCCACCATAAGGGCAATCGCAGCCCCCGTCCTTAATGTACAAATCACTATCCAGCTTCAGCCATACCGAATAGTTTTCCGAACCGCACACCTCCGCCCGATAACGCCCGGCGGAAGTTTTTTGGACATCGCGAACCTTGCCCTGCTGAAAATACAGCAGGCCGCGTTCGACGATGTGGGGCGGAAATAGGCGGGGTAGGTAGATACCGGATATGGTTTGCTTTCAATAAGTTGTTGAATCATGGGGAGCTTACTGGTTCGGGCGATGTTTGGGGAGATAGTGGTGGGAAGATTTGTTTTGTAAGGAGGCAAAAGGTCGTCTGAAAATGGATTTCAGACGACCTTTGGCTTGGGTAGGAAGGGAAGTAGTTTAGAAAGACCGCATGCGTGCGTATCGCACACACCCTACACATAAATTTCAAATTCTTTGTGATTCATAGGTAGGGTGCGTGCCCGAAGGCACGCACGCGGTTGGATACAGGCTACAGTTTGCTGAAAATGGGTTTCAGACGACCTTTGGGGTGGTTGGATGTAAGCTAAGATTTGTTATTTTTTAAAATAGTTTCTTGAATTGGGGCATTAAATAATTTGAAATTTGGAATATTAGGTGTTTTAAATCCAGCTAATTCACTATCAGATTTGATTCTTTCACGAATTTCCATTAACAATCGCCCCAAGACATTCTCTCCGATTAAAATATCCTTATCCATAGGACATGCCCCCCAAAAAGTATCTGTTTTAGAAAATTCAACAATAGGTAAATCTTTTGTAGCCAGTAAAATTCTACTGAATACACTCCAATGTTGTAATAATTTTAAACGCAAGCACCATTTCATAATTAAGACACGATATTGATACCAATCTTTACGCGTATAGCTTTCATTTTGTTGTGCCACTCGTTTTGCGTACATGGCGTTGGGTTGTCCAATAACCATTTTTTGGATTTCAGGATAGTCAGGGAAGCGGCAGGCTTGGTATAAAGCTTCGGAACTAGGAATAAAAGAATCATTAATAAACAACGGAAAACCAGAGGTCATATTGGATAATTCTCCCCATTTTTCCGTCGTCTTCCAAAAAACAATTGAAGTATCAATATGATATTTTCTAAACTTCTCAGGATTCATATGTTTGCCTCGGCAGTAATGGATACCACTGCATTGCAGGATTATCAGTTTCTTCTAATGAACCCCACCAATAAACCAAGGGAGCATTATTTGGGCAATTTCTATATGTAAAAACAGTAGCACCAAATCCAGGGGGGAAAGAACCATACCCTAGAGGTTTTAAACATTGACTATGTTGTTGACACCTTTGAATGATTTCAATGCCATGCTTAATTAGAATTCTTTCAAAGTCATCACGCCATGGAAAACCATTAAAAGCAATTTGTGAGTTGTTATCATCCCTAGTACGTAAATCTTGCCGCCCTATTAAATCATCCTCTAGAAATTCTTTTATATCTTGATTGTTTTCTAATATAGCGCTGGAAATGCAAAAAACATCTGCTTCATTAAGCTTATTTGGATGATTGACAAAACGATATTTTGGACAGGAGCAATAGGAAAATAAGACATTTCTATTCATTTCTCTTGCTATTTCTTTTAAAGAATTTTCCAATTTATATCGTCCGTAAGAAAAACGCCCTAAAGTAGCTATATGGATAGTATGTTTAGCTTGAATACCAAACAAATTCTTATTATGGAAGAAGTTTTTAATATCATTTTCTATACGATTCCCTGTGAATATAAAATCATCTAGGTAAACAATATTTCTTTTGTCTTCATTAATTTCATAATTGCCATTTTTCTGAATAAATTTATCATTTAACTCTTTTTGGCTTGAACCATTTTTTTGACAGTCTAAAAGAGAATAGTCTTCTATGGAATTGCTGGTAAAGAATTCTTTTACACTACAAACAAATTCATCAAACACTGATTCTGGAACATATAATCTCTCAAATAAATGTAATGAGCCCCTTAAAACTATCTCTTGTTCGTCAATGTTAAATTGATTTATCCATTTTTCTACATGTGCTACATCTAAATTAAGGTTTCTATAATCTCGAATTATATCAGCGATAGCTGTACATAATTGTAATTTAGTTTCTTGATCCATGATGTTCTCCGTAGATTGTATAATGAGTTTTTTGAAAAAAATGCCATAATTATTTCGTTTAATATAAATACTAAATTGATATTTAGTCTATGGGTGTTTACCTTAACCTCTCCCACTCCTTCAACAACCTCTTCACCGACACCGGATACGGTGTCTTCAATTCCTGCGCAAACAGCGACACTCTCAATTCCTCAATCATCCATTTAAACGCGGCGAGGTCGTCTGAAACGGGTTGTCCTTGTTTCACCAAGCCGTCGGTTTTTTCCTGCCACATTTGTTCCAGCTCTTGAATATCGGCTTCGCGGGCTGCGTCGCGGGCGGGGTTGCCGCTGTATTTTTCGAGGCGCAGGGTCATGGCTTTGAGGTAGATGGGGAGGCGCGGCCATTGTGCCCACGGGGTGCGGGTGGCGAAGCCGG